AGGTATTGTTTGTTTATCAGATATAACATCTAATTTTGAAAGATGTTGGTGGGAAGCAAATATTACTTCAGACATTGTTTTTAATAATAGTATTGTTTCGCTAAAAGATTGCAGAATTAACGCCAATGCCCGACAACAATTTTTTTCAACAGGCGGCGGCGTTCAAAGATTACAGTTTGACAATGTGTATTTTAGTACATCAAATGCAGCACCATTTATTTTTGGAACAAACCCTTCTGGCGAAAATATATTTTCCACAATAACATCTGAAGAAATTATTCTTTTTAACAATTGCAGTTTTCCAAGCAATACGCAAATGGGATTTATTTACAACAGCGATACTGTAAATAAAATACAAATTCAGAATATGCCAGAAAACGTTTTGCGGTTTAAAGCCGCTGCTGTTGGCGCATCAAGCACAGTTACATTGACACCTGATAGCGGTACTGGCGGCTATACAATGGGCAGAAAAGGTCATATTGTTGGTATGACAATATATGGTAGTGTTGCAATTAGTGCTGGATTTTTAAACGTGGCGATAAAAAAGAACGGGACTAATATTGCTGATATTTCTTCACCAACATTAGGTTCTGTAACGGCATTGCCGTTTAAGCGAGGCTTTACGCCATTCTTTGCAAAAGTTGCGCAAAATGATATTTTGACTGCGGCGATAAACACAGATGCGGCTTGGTCGCCTAGCAATGATATTTGTTTAGAACTTGTATACGCAACTGGCCCAAGTGGCGAAGTTTAATAAAAGTAAACCTTTTAATTTCAACCGGAGTTTGTTATGGCTATTACTAAAGAATTAATTGTTGACCGCATCGAAGTGCTTGAAAACGGTGTCATTCAAGTACGCACCAAGACCGCTATCATGGAAGATGGCAAGCAGATCAGCAGCACATTCCATCGTCACGTTGTCGCTCCTGGCGATGACTACAGCAAGCAGGACGCCCGTGTAAAGGCCATCTGTGCAGCAACGCATACGGCGGCTGTGGTTGCGGCTTACAAAACTGCACAGGCTACTGCCAAACCATGATCCGCACCGCCAAAGGCCCAATCCTGCTGTACATGAAAGCCTGTGGCTTCCAGGGCTGGACTAGCTTTTGGAATATGATTTACATGGCCCCCGGCTTTGAGCAACACGATGCGCTTATCAGGCACGAAATGATGCACTTGGAGCAGATGCGGCGAGATGGCAAGGTGCTGTACGCCATTAAGTACACCTGGTGGATGCTGCGCTACGGTTATAGAATGAATCCTTACGAAGTCGAGGCACGAGCCGCTGAATAAACTTGAAAGACAAAAATGGCTAACGAACAATCCGCATTTTTTCCAAACGGCCCAACCGTTGTTGTTACCGCTAACTCAAGCGCTCCAACAGCCGCGCAGATTCTGCCGACTTTTACGGCAGTCACACCGCCCACTAACCAGTACCGAGTGGTCAACGTGGGGTCGGTAACGGCCTTCTTAGGTGTCGGCGCAACGGCTGCAATTGCAACCACCAACTCCGCAGCAGTCACCACCACGGGCAACGCCGTCCCGATTGTGGCTGGCGCTGTGGAAGTGTTTAATTTTCCGCCAACCTCATTCTTTACCGCAACAGCGGCATCGTCCACGACTCTTTACATCACTCCTGGACAGGGACTATAATGTTTGTACTGGCCCAATGACCAGGGAATCTTAGGATTCAAAAATGTCAGACGTAGAGCAAGTAGCGGAATTAGCCCCCGCGCCGGAACTGGAAACCACGGCGGTTACTCCAGAACCTGTAGTTGAAACGCCGGAAGTAGCAGCTAAGACATTCTCGCAAGAGGAACTTGACGCAGCTATTGGTAAACGCCTCGCAAGAGAGCAGCGAAAGTGGGAACGAGAGCGACAGCCTGCGCCAGCAGTGGCAGTGGACTTGCCTCCGCAAGATCAGTTTGAGTCGGTCGATGCTTACGCAGAGGCCAAGGCTTACAAGCTGATTGAGCAGCGGGAACTCCAGAAACAACAAGCTGAAATTCTTGATGGGTATCACGAGCGTGAAGAAACGGCTAGGTCTAAGTACAGCGACTTTGAACAAGTTGCCTACAACCCCAGCCTCAAGATTACGACCGTGATGGCACAGACGATTCAATCGTCGGACATTGGGCCTGACTTGGTTTATCACCTTGGCTCAAATCCGAAAGAGGCAGATCGTATTTCTCGACTAGCGCCTATTTTGCAGGCTAAAGAGATTGGACGACTTGAGGCTAGGTTAGCCGAGAACCCCGTCCAAAAGCGTACTTCTGGTGCGCCTGAGCCAATTTCACCAGTCACCGCCAGAGGGGTGGGTTCTGGGTCTTTTGACACAACTGATCCACGGTCTATCAAGACCATGAGTACCAGCCAGTGGATTGAGGCCGACAGAGCGCGACAAATGAAAGCGTTGCAGGCGCGTAAGTTTTAATTTATTTTCTAAGGAAAAATCGTGGCTAACAGTATTCTTACCATTGACATGATTACTCGGAAGGCTCTTGAGATTCTTGAGAACAACCTAGTAATTACCCGCAACGTGAACCGACAGTACGACGACAGCTTTGCTGTGAGTGGTGCAAAAATTGGTTCTACCCTGCGTATTCGCCTGCCTGACCGGGCACTGGTGACTGACGGCGCAGCCCTGCAAGTGCAGGACGATGCCGAGCAAAGCACCACGCTGACGGTTTCTACCCAAAAGCACATTGGTGTGAACTTCACCACCGCCGAGTTAACTTTGTCGTTGGACGACTTTGCAGACCGGGTTCTCAAACCCCGTATCTCTCAGTTGGCCTCCAGCATTGACGCTGACGTTGCTAATGCTTACAAAGCCATTTTCAACACCGTTGGAACTCCTGGCACTGCTCCCGCTACCGCTTTGGTTCTGTTGCAAGCGCAGCAGAAACTCAACGAATCGGCTGCTGGTATGGCTCCACGCTACGCTACCGTCAACCCTGCTGCTAACGCTGGTTTGGTCAACGGCCTGTCTGGTTTCTTTAATCCCACCGACACCATCAGCAAGCAGTTTAAGAACGGCATGATGGGTACTGGCGTGTTGGGCTTTGATGAAATAAACATGAGCCAATCCATCAAGGTTCACACCACTGGCTCCCGTGCTGGTACGATTTTGGTTAACGGTGCTGTTAGCACCCAAGGCCAATCGACCATCAGCATTGACGGCCTTACTGGTGCGACTGACACAGTAACTGTTGGTGATGTGTTTACGATTGCAAACGTGTTTGCAGTTAACCCACAGACCCGTGAGTCAACTGGTTCCCTACAGCAATTTGTTGTGACCGCCGCACAAACTGGCGTTAGCAATGCTTTGGCAAACATGGCAATCAGCCCACCAATCTACACCAGCACAAGCGCCTTGGCTACCGTTAACAGCTTCCCCGCTGACAACGCTGCCGTGACCTTTGTTGGTACGGCGTCTACTGCCTATCCGCAAAACATGATCTACCACAAGGACGCAATCACATTTGCTACGGCAGATTTGGTCATGCCCCAGGGGGTCGATATGGCTGCTCGTGCAAACCATAACGGCATCAGTATGCGTGTGGTTCGTGCTTACGACATCAACAACGACCGTATGCCTTGCCGTATTGACGTACTGTACGGTTTCAGCACTATTCGTCCTCAGATGGCTTGCCGTCTGTGGGGTTGATTTAACTCATTTGAAAGGAAATTATCATGGCTCTCCCTAATGGTGCAGGCGGTCAACAACTTGGTGACGGCAACCTACTTGAAGCAGTGATGGGGGTTCAAACCATCCCAACTACTTTGACTGCCGACACAACTTTGACTGCGGATCAAGTGGCAGTTGGTTTGGTTGTTTGCAAAAAAGCTTCGGATGCTACGTTGACTGTAACGCTGCCCACCGCAGCGTTGCTTGACGCAGCTATTACAAGCGCAAAAGTTGGCTCGTCTTTTGAACTGACTATTTGTAACGACAACAACTCTGGTGCTTCTTCTACTGTTCCGGTCACAACCGGCACAGGTATCACGGTCTTTGGTTCGGTAACAATTGCCCGTCATGGCGCACACACTTACCGTTTCGTAAAAACTGGCGATGCTGCTTACTCGGCCTTTTTGAAGTAAGCTAGATGGCAGTCATTTACTTACGTCACCCCGTGCATGGGACAAAAGTTGCGTGTATGGAAGCAGAAGCCGTTTATGACGAAAAAAACGGCTGGGTGAGGTTTGATGTAGATGCGGTAAACGAGCCTGTCACGGTGAACGAAATGAAACGTCCCCGTGGCAGGCCCCGAGTTGAGGTTATTGACGCAGGAGCATAGGGTATGACCACATCTGCTGGCGACCAGATAAACGGGGCGTTACGCCTAATTGGGATGTTGGCAGAGGCTGAGACACCTTCAGCCGCTACGTCTGCTGACGCACTGTCGGCGCTCAACCAGATGATCGACTCATGGAACACTGAGCGTTTGTCGGTGTTCACCACGCAAGACCAAGTGTTTACTTGGCCTGTAAATCAAGCTACACGCACGTTAGGCCCGACAGGTAACTTTGTTGGCAACCGGCCTGTTTTGGTTGATGATGCCACCTACTTCAAAGATACCTCAAACGGTACTTCGTATGGCATTAAAATAATTAACGAACAGCAATACAACGGCATTGCTGTCAAAAACACAACCAGCACCTACCCGCAGGTGCTGTACGTCAATATGGGCTACCCCGACATTACGATGACGGTGTACCCTGTGCCTACTGCGCCACTGGAATGGCACATTGTGTCGGTGGAAGAATTGACGCAGCCAGCAGTGCTGGCAACTACGCTGTCCTTTCCTCCAGGCTACTTACGATGTTTTAGGTTCAATCTGGCTTGTGAGATTGCCGCTGAGTTTGGCGTCGAGCCAAGCCCACAGGTGCAGCGAATTGCTATGACCTCCAAGCGCAACATCAAGCGCATCAACAACCCTGACGATGTAATGGCAATGCCCTACGGCATAGTCGCTAATCGTCAACGCTACAACATCTACGCTGGGAATTTTTAATTATGACTACCGTTGCCATCTCTGGTTTGCCCGTTGCCACCGTCATCAACGCTGCTGACATTGTTCCATTTGTCCAAACTGGCACAACCAAAAGCATTAGCAAGACCCTGCTGTTTACCAGCCCTGCAATTGCAACTCCGACAATTACAAACCCAACAGTCAGCACTGGCACATTTACTACGCCAACAATCACGAATCCAACAGTCAGCACGGGTACATTCACTAGCCCTGCATTGGTGACACCAGCAATCGGCGCAGCTACAGGCACAAGCCTTGCGCTCACTGGTCTAGCTACAGTTGGCACAACCCTTGGCGTAACTGGCGTATCCACGTTGACAGGTGGTGCGGTTATTGAAGGCATGACGGTAGGACGGGGAACGGCTGGTATTGCATCAAATACGGCTGTGGGAGCGTCAGCTTTGCTGGGAATTACTACAGGAACCACAAATACCGCCGTGGGTTCTACAGCAGCAAAATTTATTCAAGGTTCTGTAGCCTGTGTTGCTATTGGAAATGCTGCATTGGCTAACGCTACCGCTGGCAACAACAACACGGCAATTGGTTCAAATGCCTTAACATCAGGAACTCCTGGTAGTGACTGCACTGCGGTGGGACAGCTTGCACTTACAAATGCAACAGGCAGCAAAAACACCGCAGTTGGCGTGGGAACATTGCAAGCTGCTACAGGTAGTTGTGTAGCTTTAGGTTATTTTGCTGGAACGTATGAGACAGGCTCAAACGCTTTCTACGTCAATAACCAAGACCGCACCAACACCGCAGGAGATCAAGCAAGTTCGCTGATGTATGGCACGTTTAACGCCACAGCATCTAGCCAAACGCTAAAAGTTAATGCGGCTCTAACAGTAAATGGCGGTTTAATAGGGGCTGTACAAACCCTATCTGGCCCCGGTGCTGTAAACCTAACTACATCTACCACTTCTTTTACTTCAACCGCTACTGGCAATGCACTAACGCTTGCAGACGGATCACAAGGTCAAATCAAGATAATTGTTTATATTGCAGAAGCAGCAGGCGGCGACACTGGTATTCTGACTCCTACCAACCTTGGCAGTGCAACCACAATCACTTTTAATACTATTGGAGATGCGGTAACGCTTCAGTATGTCGGCACTGACTGGTGGGTTGTTGGACTCCGTGGCGCTGTAGTTGCCTAATGAAAACCCCCATTCTTGGTTCGGCCTATGTTGCCCGTAGCGTTAACGCTGCGGATAACAGGATGGTCAACCTGTTCCCAGAAGTCGTCCCAGACGGAGGAGAGACAGGCGGGTTTTTGAACCGAGCGCCTGGGCTTGACTTGCTGGTGACGGTTGGGACAGGGCCAATACGGGGCTTGTGGACGTTCAACGGCGTTGGCTATGTGGTTAGTGGCACGGAACTTTACAGCTTTACCACGGCCTATGTAGCCACCTTGCGTGGCACGGTAGCAGGCACTGGCCCGGTCAGCATGAGCGACAACGGCACTCAGTTGTTTATTGCAGCCAACGGGCCGGGTTACATCTACAACAGCAGCACGGCAGTCTTTGCCCAGATCACAGACGTTGACTTTGCTGGTGCGCTAATCGTTGGCTACCTAGACGGCTACTTTGTCTTCATTCAGCCAAACAGCCAGATATTTTGGCTAACGCAACTGCTGGACGGTTCATCAGTTGACCCGCTTGACTTTGCCAGTGCCGAGGGTTCGCCTGACGGCTTGGTCAGCATGATTATTGACCACGGGCAAATTTGGCTGTTCGGCACTAACTCAGTTGAGGTGTGGTACGACTCTGGCGCTGCTGACTTTCCCATGACCCGCATCCAAGGCGCGTTTAACGAGATTGGCTGCGCTGCGGCCTTCTCTGTTGCCAAGTTGGACAACGGCATCTTCTGGCTAGGCGCAGATGCGCGAGGGCAAGGCATTGTCTACCGGGCCAATGGCTACACCGGCACTCGGGTCAGCACCCACGCTATTGAGTTTGCCATTGCCCAATACGGCGACATTTCTGACGCCATTGCCTACACTTACCAGCAAGAAGGCCATGCTTTCTACGTCCTGACATTCCCTACCGGCAATGCCACTTGGGTTTACGATGTGTCTACCCAGGCATGGCACGAACGGGCTGGGTTTGACAATGGCCTATTCATGCGCCACAGGTCAAACTGCCAGATGGCGTTCAACAGCCAAATTGTGGTTGGCGACTACGTTAACGGCAACATCTACGCTTTTGACTTGGATGTGTACGCTGACAACGGCAGCATCCAAAAGTGGCTGCGCTCATGGAGGGCGTTGCCGTCAGGCCAAAACAACCTCAAACGCACGGCCCACCACACCTTGCAGCTTGACGCTGAAACAGGCGTAGGGCTGGGCATCACGCCAGGGTATGACGCAGAGGGCATCATCACTGAGTTGGCAAACGTCCCACCAGCAGGCCCAAGCTACCAACTGATTGCCGAGTTTGATTGGGAGTACCTAGCAACTGAAAGCGGCGATGAAATTATTGTTGAAACGGCCTTTGGATTCCCTGTTGAATACCTAGTGACCTTTGCCTACTCTGGCCCAGACATTGACGGCGCTGAAATTGTTACCGAGTCATCTCTACCCACACCGGGCTACGACCCGCAAGTTATGTTGCGCTGGAGCGACGATAGCGGTCACACTTGGTCAAGTGAGCATTGGACGAGCATGGGCAAGATCGGTGAGTACGGATACCGCACGTTCTGGCGGCGGCTTGGCTCATCCAGAGATCGGGTTTACGAGGTCAGCGGCACTGACCCGGTAAAGATTGCCATCATGGGCGCTGAGTTGGTGTTAAGTCCAACGTCAAGCTAGTATGTCAAACGTCACCCAAATCCCTGCGCCTCGGGTTGCTTTTACCCAAGATGGGCAGATCACGACCCAATGGTTTCGTTGGCTGAACAACGTCTACACAATCACCGGCTCTGGCCTTGGCATCACGCCGGTAATCAACGGCGGCACGGGGTTGGGCACAATTCCGACCAATGGCAAGTTGCTGATCGGCAATGGCACAGGCTATTCGCTGAACACGCTGACTGCTGGCGCTGGCATCACAGTGACCAACGGCGCTGGGACGATAACTTTGGCCTCCAGTGGCCTGACAAGTTTTAGCGCCGGGACAACGGGGTTTACGCCCAGCAGCCCAACAACTGGCGCGATAGTGTTGGCAGGCACTTTGGTGATAGCCAATGGCGGCACAGGAGCCACTTCAGCCGCAGCAGCGCGAGCCAACCTGGGTGCTGGTACAGGCAATGGCACGGTTACGTCAGTAGGCGGCACGGGTACGGTCAACGGCATCACGCTAACAGGCACAGTCACCACAACAGGCAACCTAACCCTTGGCGGTACGCTAAGTGGAGTTAGCTTGACCACGCAAGTCAGTGGTATCCTGCCTATAGCCAACGGCGGGACAGGAACTTCCACGGCTGGCGTTAGCGCCACAATCGTGACTGCTAAACTGACTGCACTCGGCGCAGACGGCAGCATGACTTTTACAAACGGTTTGCTTACAGCGCAAACTCCTGCGACTTAAGGTAACAGATGCCAGTAATGCCTGCTCAATGGCAAGAGGACAGCAAAACCAACAAACAGCGTTGGTTTTTAGGCCATCAAGATGCCATTGACTTTGTAAATTGTTTTTTTGATGCAGTAGAGTTGTGGGACGATCTGATTGACAAGGACGTTGAAATCCTAGACGAACACGTTAACCGGGCTTTTTTGTCGTTGATGTTTGTGCTACCCGCTAACCGTTGGTTTGTGGCAAACTACAACTACTACCAACCCTTAATCATGGCGTCAATTAACGGGTTCCATGACGCCAATGAGATGTGCAAAAGTGACAAAAAGCATCTGAGGAACTTGGCGTTTCACATCCGCAATTTTGGGATTGAGATACATATTGCCACCGCATTTTTGATTGGTGGTTTTGAGCATATGCGTAAAGTGTCCCGCGAAATCCGCGAGTTCTACGCTTTTGAGGAGTTTGAAAATGGATCCAGATAGCGCAATTAGATATGGCGTACCCGCAGCCGGATCGCTACTTGGTGGCTACTTGTCGTCTAGCGGTCAACAACAAGCTGCACAAACCCAGGCCAGTGCAGCCAACCGTGCGGCAGATTTGCAATTTGAGCAACGGCAGGCTGAGATAGCACGGCTACAGCCACAGTTTGAAGCAGGAACGAATGCACTTAGGCAGATGCAGGGCGGTGCGTTTGCACAACCAGAAGCGTTTTCATATGACCCATCAAAATATACGCAAAGCGCGGCAAATAAGTTTTTAACTGATGCTGGCAATAGAAACGTACAGGCATTACTTGCATCACAAGGCAGAATGTTTTCTGGCGGTGCTTTAAAAGCAATTTCAGATTACAACCGAAATGCAGCGTCTGTAGGTGAAAAAGAAGATTACCAACGTGCATTAGATGCGTATAACTCTAGGGTGGCACAGTCCAACACTGGCTACAACCGCTTGGCTGCTATGGCTGGTTTGGGGCAAACAGCAGGTACTCAAATTGGCGCTGCCGGTCAAAACTATGCAACCAATGTTGGCAACCTAACGGGCCAAGCTGGGCAGGCCATTGGCGCTGGGCAGATCGGTGCGGGTAACACATACAACAACGCTATACAAGCTGCGCTTCAAGGATACCAAAACAACCAGATGATGAATTTGTTTAGGGATCCATCTATCAGACAATCAGCGTATTCTCCGCAACAAATCGCATACGCAAACCGAATGAATGTGTCGCCGTATGGTTCACAATTGTTTGATGAAAGTTAATTATGGCAACCCTTAACGAAATGATAGCGCAAGGGGCGCAGTTCTATACCCCTGATCCAACAGCGCAGTACAACAAGATGGCGCAGATGCAGAAGTATCAGCAAGAGAATGAACTTGCCAAAATGCAAATGGAAGAATATGGAAGGGCGCGGCAAGAGAGCAACGCCTTGCGCCAGTTCTTGCCGGGTCTGAACGAAAGCAATCGCAGCCAGTTGCTGGGCTATGGCGCAGCGGGGCAGAGCGTCTACAAGACGTTAGGTGAGGACGAAACACAGCGGCGATTGGCTGAACAAGCTAAGTCGCAAGCCGCCGTCAACAGATCCAACGAAGTTAAAAATGCTGTTGCACAAACAAGAAATGCAGTTGCTGGAATAGACCCAAATGATTCAGAAAGTTACATGGCGCTTCGTACAAGCGTCTTGAATCAGTACCCAGAACTTGCGCCGTATATGCCTAACACATGGAATGGAAATGTCCAGCAAAGGCTTCTTGTTACCGCTGACAGTGTGTTGGAAGGGCAGAAGCCTAGGCCACCTGTTATTTTAAGCCCTGGGCAAATGGCTATTCCAGGTGATGACCCAAGGTTAACTGGACTTGGTGTAACTGCACCAGCGGCAGCGCCAGCAGCGGTTAAGCCACCAGACAAAATAACAATAATGACAGGCTTAGGCTATCCGCTAACGCCAGAAGGTAACGAAGCCTATGAAGCTGCTATACGCGCCAAACCTACCGTATCTGCGCCGACTGGTACTCTTGCAGAAATGAGAGCCACAGGGATTCCAGAAACGCCAGAGGGACTCGAACTTTATTACAGGCTAAAAGAAAAACCCCCTGTAGTTGCTGCGGAAGCAAGAACAACAGAAGAAAAAAATGCACGGGCAATTGCATTAGGATCAGGCCCAGAGGGTTCTTTTGCATACAACGACAGACTGCAAAAAGAACTTGCAAGATTAACAGCTAAAACTGAACCTATAACCGCAGCGCCAGCACCTTCAACAGAAATGAAAAACGCAGATGCGTTTGCACGGTTAAAAGGCGAACCGGGTACGCCTGCGTACAACAAAGAATTTGCTGCACAAATGGCAAGACTGACGGCTAAATCTAGCGGCGGTGAGGGCGGTGGGGCTGGTGGGGCAGCAGGCACTGGAACGGTTGAAGTTGTTGATCCAAAAGACCGCACAAAAACTATTATTGTTACCAAAGCAAGGGCTGTAGCCGAGGGCTTGACCCCAGCCAAAGCAATTGAAGGCTTAACGCCAAAAATGAAACAACAATTAGAAGCTGATTATCCAAAAGCAACTGTTTCGCTAAGATCATATCAATCTAAATCAGCAGCGTTTATTAAAGACATTGAGGAACTGCGAGATAGCGAAGGACTTGACTCTGTTACTGGGTTTGCAGCAGGAAGGGCGCCGGGTATTACAGACGCTGGGCGTGCAGCAGTAGCCCTTTATAATAAAATAGTTGCTAAAGGCGGTTTTCAATCACTGCAAGATATGCGTGATATGTCTAAAACTGGTGGTGCGCTAGGAAACACATCCAACAGAGATATTTCTTTACTTATTGATGCATTTGCAGCTATAGATAGAAAACAAAGTGCATCCGATGTTAGGAAAGCCCTTAATAATTTAATTAATGAATTAAAGGGTAGTCAAGGAAGGATGAAAGACGCTTACGATTTAACTTATGAATA